ATGCTAAAATCGCCCTCGAAGAGGCCTTTACTCCCCATCTGAAATCAATGCTTTCCAAAAAGCTTCAAGCTGAAATGGAAGGTGATGATGAGGAAGCCGATATAGAAGCAGAAATAGAAGAGCCAGCAGAAGAAGAACCCGAAGCAGAGCTAGAAGAAGACTGTGAAGATGATTCTGAAGAAGGCTTGGAAGAAGATGCTGAGGAAGAAGAGCAGCCCGCAGAAGACGATTCTGAAGAAGAACTTGAAGAAGACGAAGACGAAGAAGATATTGATCTTGAAGAAGCTTTACGTCAACTTGAAGAAGAAATGGAAGATGAAGATACACCTGCAGCTGAAGAAGATGAACTTGAAGAAGATGAAGATGAAGAAATCGATTTAGACGAAATCATCAGAACTCTTACTGAAGAAGATGAAGACGAAGAATTTGAAATTGAAGAAGATGAAGACGAAGACGACGAAGACGTCGAAGACGTTGAAGTTGCTGAATCACTTCGAAGTGAACTTAAGGAATACAAGGGCACAGTTCAATATCTCCGTGATAAACTTTCTGAGGTAAATCTTTTAAATGCTAAACTTCTTTACACTAACAAATTATTCAGAAGTCGCAGTATTACTGAAACACAGAAGATGAAAGTAATTGAACAGTTTGATCGTGCAGCTAATGTACGTGAAGTAAAACTTGTTTACACTACTTTTGCAGAATCTATGAAACGTAAAGCTGTAAATGAATCAATTTCACGTAAAGGACAAGCATCTAAACAGATAACTTCAACTAAATCAAAAAAGCCAATTATCGGTGAGCAGGTCCAGTTTAAGACCCGCATGAAAAAACTAGCAAACATAATCTAAGGAGATACTCATGTCATTTAACAGTCAATTAAAAAATGTAATGGGTGGATACAATCCTCACAACGTGTTGTTAGACTCCTCTCGCAAATTGGTTCAGAAATGGGAGCCGACAGGCTTACTAGAAGGAATCGAAAAGGAAAGTGAAGTAGCAGGAATGGCAGTATTGCTTGAAAACCAAGCAAAACAGCTTATCGATGAAGCTTCAGCGACAGGAACTTCAGCAAATCAAGAGCAATGGAGTGGCGTAGCCCTTCCACTTGTTCGAAGAATTTTTGCTGAACTATCATCACAGGAATTTGTTTCCGTCCAACCAATGAACTTACCATCAGGTCTGATTTTTTATCTAGACTTCAAGTATGGTTCAACTCAGCAAGATGGCGCAATGCATGCGTCTAATTCTGATATTTATGGAGATACTTCCAGCTCAGGCGACCCATCAGGCGGCCTATACGGAGCAGGAAAATTCGGATACTCCATTAACGACTCACAAGCAGACGTTGGTTATACAACTGCTTCTGTGTCAATTTCCGACATCCGTGGCGATGCTAATCTTTCTGCTTCTCAAGCAGCAGGTAGCCTTGTAAAGGTAACCGTGTCTTCTTCACAGATGACAAGGCCAGACCTTGAAGGTGTAAGAGCTTTCGCTATTACTGGATCAGGAATCAACGCTTTAACAGCATTTTACCCAGCTTTCACTAGTTATAGTGCAAGTACAGGTTTAATCTCGTTTATCGTTGATCCTTCAGAAACTAACCTAAGTGGATCAGGTGAAAACATTCATGTGTCTTATCATGAACAACCAGATGATAGATCACGTGGTGATTTTGAAGATACAGTAACAGAACCAACTGCAACAGATGCAGGAATACCACAAGTCGATATCCAAATGCGTTCAATCGCCATCACAGCAAAGACACGTAAGTTGAAAGCTGTATGGACGCCTGAATTAGCACAAGATCTTAACGCATATCACGCTGTAGATGCAGAAGCTGAATTAACAGCTATGTTATCAGAATACGTGACAATGGAAGTTGATCTTGAGATAATCGACATGTTAAAACAAAACGCTTCAGCTAAGACAGAAAATTGGTCTGCTGAAATGGGAATGGAATGGAATGGTTCCGCTTATCAGCAAACAGGTGCTAACGTAGCTGCTTACACGAAAGGCGAATGGTTCCAAACCCTTGGTAACAAAATACAATCAGTAAGTAACGCAATCCACAAGAAAACTCTTCGTGGTGGTGCAAACTTTATGGTTGTTTCCCCTGAAGTTGCTACAATCCTCGAATCAATTCCTGGATTTGCTACAACTTCTGACGGAGATGCTACTAAGTCCTATGCAATGGGTGTTCAAAAAGTAGGTATGTTGAACAATCGTTTCAACGTGTTTAAGAATCCTTACGTACAGGATGACCAAATATTAGTTGGTTTCCGTGGCGCTCAGTTCCTTGAAACAGGTGCTGTTTATGCTCCTTATGTACCGATGATCTTAACACCAGTTGTTTATGATCCGGTCAACTTTACACCTCGTAGAGGCGTAATGACACGCTATGCTAAAAAGATGGTTCGTCCTGAATTTTACGGCTTAGTGAATGTTGCAAAATCTGACTTAGTATAAGTTAGCTTAGCAATTCAAAATTAGAGGCAGATTTATTCTGCCTCTTTTTTGTTTTAAAAGATCTCCCCCACTATTCAGAAAATAAAACAGAAGTTGAGATAATGCTAGAAGCAGGTTATGACAGGATTTGGGACTGCGGCAATTTAAAATATAAAATGACTCTATAAAAATACTGAATACTATTACCTTATTAGATGATTAATGTGCCTGATTATGTTTGTTCTTGATATTTATTAATAGAAACGTTACTAACTGGAGACAACAATGGCAGTTGAAATATGGCAAGGAAGTAGTTCATTTTCATCAGGCGACACACCTTATGGATTCTACGATTCAGATTCAGAATTCACATCCTCAATAGACAAATTTTCTGTTTGGGCATCACGAAGATTGGGCTATCCAATTGTTGACATTGAAATGCAATCAAGTTCATTTTATGCTTGTTTTGAAGAAGCAGTGACAGAATATAGTTCACAAGTCAATCAATTCAACATAAGAGATAATTTACTCCACTTACAAGGTAGATCAACAGGATCCTCATTAACAGGACAAAGAATAACACCTACACTGGGTAGAGCAGTTTTTCTAAGTCAACAATACGGCACTGAAGCAGGTGCTGGAGGCTTTGTTGACTGGAAGAAGGGATCTATTTCAATTGAAAGTGGAAGCCAAGATTATGATTTAAACGCATTGTATGCAAACGCATCAGAAAGTAATGCAGCAATTGAAGTAAAAAAGATTTATCATGAAGCACCAGCAGCTGTTAATAAATATTTTGATCCTTATGCAACTACTGGTTATGGAACAGCAAACTTTGTAGAAGGATTCGGTTTCGGTAACTACTCACCTGCAGTATCATTTGTACTAATGCCTGTCTTTGAAGATCTTTTAAGGATGCAAGCTATTGAGATTAATGATCAAATAAGAAAATCATCTTATAGTTTTACATTAACAAATAATAAATTAAGAATCTTTCCAATACCAAAATCTAATACAAGATTATACTTTGATTATGTTTTGACAAGTGAAAGAAACAATGCACTGATAACTGAGTATAGTGGTTCATCAAGTGTAGTATCAGACTATTCTAACGTCCCTTATAATAACATGGAATACCAGTTTATTAATGACGTTGGTAAACAGTGGATTAGAAAATATGGATTAGCATTATGTAAAGAACTTTTAGGGAATATAAGAAGTAAATTTTCCTCTATACCAATCCCAAATTCAGAGTTAAACATGGATGGAGAAACACTTAGATCAGAAGCTGCTACAGAAAAAGAATCACTTGTTGCTGAATTAAGAGAAACCTTAGAAGCGATGAGTCGAAAAACATTAATGGAAGCAGACAGTGAGGAAAGTGAACGCTTACAAGAAAAACTCAATAAAGTTCCACTTGCTTTGTATATAGGGTAATCGATAATGGCAGGCCGATTTTTAAGATCCCGAGACAAAGAATTTTTTGATACTGTGAATAAAGAATTAGTGGGTGACCCAAGTTCAAATAAGTCCGGTGTTATTAATCAAGAAATAATTGCATATAAGGTATCAGTATACGAAACTGATACTAATCTTTACGGCGAAGCATCATCAGGGAAGGTTTATAAAAATGGAATCAAATTGGCATGTATCATTGAAGCAGAAGATTTTGATTTTCAAACATCTGAATTCGGACCTGATTTAAGTCAAAATGCTAGCTTTTCTTTCATAAGACAAGCACTTAGAGATGTAAGTTTTGTTCCAGATATTGGTGATGTATTCGAATGGAATTACACTTTTTGGGAAATCGCAACGATAAATGAGAATCAATTATTAGCAGGTATGGAAACAAATAATCATTCAGTGACTTGTAACGGATTTCTAACAGACCCAACAACAGTTGGACTTAACAGGAGCAGAGGATACTAATGGCAAAAGAGCTACCAGATAAATTAAAACTATCTTCTGATAAAATCAATAGAGGTAAAGAGTTATCTAGGAATAGCGATAATGTAAAAAATATTGCTGTAGGGTTAATGGATATTGATTCAGCAGTTTTTTACTATTTTGAAAATGTCATTAAGCCTATAATTGAAGAACACGGTGAACAAGTAAAAGTTCCCATTATCTATGCAAACCCAGAACGATGGACAGCAATACAAAAACAAGGTGCGTTAAGAGATCATAAGCAAAAAGTAATGGCACCTGTCGTCGCATTCAGACGCACTGGATTCTCAAAAGATGAATCTCTATCTGTTGATAAGCTAGATCCACAAAATCCAAAAATACATTATACATACCAATCCCAGTATTCTAAAGAGAATCGATATGATAGATTTTCTGCATTAAAAGGAATCGTACCAAAGAAAGAGATGTATTCTGTAGCAGTACCTGATTATGTTACGTTAAGCTACGACTTCATAGTTTGGACCAACTTTACAGATCAAATGAATTCAATAGTTGAAAAGATAAATTGGTCAGAGGGATCTTACTGGGGAGAACCAGGAAAATTTAAGTTTAGAACAGCAATTGATAGCTTTGAAGACACGAGTGAATATGAGGGAAATACAAGAACTATAAAGACAAGTTTTTCAATGACATTGAATGGTTATCTAGTACCTGACTCATTTAATGATGTTGTAACGACACAAAAATTTATTACGCCTAAGCAAATCATCGTTACAGATGAAACTGATATTAACATCCTCCCTATTACAGAAATTGATCAAGGTGCCAAATCTATAAGAGTCATATCAAATATTACATCAGACGGCAGTGGTAATTCAAGCACATTATTAGTAGCATCAGGTAGCAATATAATATTTACAGGTGATACATTAAATTATAATGGAAAAGATGATATAACAACAACAATCGGAGTATCTTTAACACCTACATTCACATCAGTTTCCGCATCATCGGGAACTTATGGTAGTTTAGTAGTGCAGGGTGACCTAACAGCACAGCGTTACATTGTTTCATCATCAATATCAATCATCACCCAGTCATTTTCAAGTGGTTCTACAATATTTGGTGATACAAATGATGATACACATCAGTTTACGGGATCTTTGCATGCACATTCATCAACTGGATCATTTGGCCGCATAGAAGCTCAAACAATTTCAGCAAGTAGACTTGATGTAGATGCTTCTACGCTGTCAGTCGGGGGAACAGAAGTAAATCAAGTACTTGTTAATAATGTAAAAGATGTCTTTTCATCTGAGAATAGCAACTCAGGTTTGACAGTATCGGGTTCAATGGTCATTTCAGGATCAATAGAATTTTATAACTTAGGAACACTCGGAGATAGAGATTTAACAGGAATAATAGATTTAGGTGAGGGATTTACTCAGTAACACAATATTTATTTACGAATAATTATATTCATGGAGAATTAAAATGGCACAAATTATAAAACATAGAAGAGGTACGGTTGGAGAACTATCTAGTTACGGCTCATTACAAAAAGGGGAGCTAGCTGTAACAACAGGATCCGTATCTGGTCTCACTACACCAATTTTACATATTGGTGGAGGTGCTAACAACTATGTAGTAGGCAGACTTTTAAATGGTGCGTCAGTTCCTGATGTAAGTGCTAATTCTGAATATAATAATTTACTATTTCTTGATACAGGTAATAATATACTCTACCGCTTATCTAGTGCAGGTAACTCTAATATAGATTTAACAGGAAATATTGCTGATAGAACAATTACAGGTACGCTTGCAACAACAGGAAATTTTACAACATCAGGTAACATAAGTGCATCAGGACACTTATCAGCATCATCAGTTTATGCTGATGGTGACATTTACATTGGTGGTAACATAGTCTTAGGTGACGCAAGTACTGATAGTTTAACAATCGGTGCTGATGTTAGTTCGTCATTCTTACCCAATAATGACAATGCATTCGATTTAGGTACTTCATCGAAACAGTGGAAAGACTTATACTTATCAGGGACAATTAGTGCATCAATGCATAGTGGTTCTTTTTACGGCGATGGCTCAGGATTAACTTCAATCGGTACAATTACAGCCGGTGACGTAGCAGCTATTTTACCAAGCGGCACAGTATCAGGATCAATTCAAGTAGATCATGATGCTACCACAAATTTTGTTTCTAATGAACACATTGACCATACAGCAGTCACACTTACAGCAGGTACTGGACTATTTGGAGGTGGTGATATTTCTACCAATCGCACCTTCACAGTTGACTCAGGTTCAATGTCAGCATACTATTCAAGTTCTGCCTTTAGTAGAGTAAGTGGTGATGTAGTAATAACATCAGGTGGTGTTGCAACAATTCAAGCAAACTCAGTAGTACTTGGAACAGATACTACTGGCAACTATATGACAGATTTATCTGCTGGTGCTCTGATTGATATTACACACTCACCCACAGAAGGATCTACAGGTACAGTAGCAGTTGATTTAACTGAAGCAGGTGAAGCAGCAATTGTAGATGGAGACTATATTTTATTCTTAGATGGTGGCGCTACTGGAACACATGCAAAAGAAAGTATTACTGATGTGGCTACTTTATTTGCAGGGACAGGTTTAACAGCAGCAAGCTCTGTCATAGGTGTTGATTATGGGAGTTCAGCAGGAAGTTCTGTGCAAGGTAATACAACAATTACAGTTAGTGGAACAGCAAACGAAATAGAAATAACAGGAACCTCAGCACAAGCATTAGGCGGTGGACCAAGTTATACTGTAGGCTTACCTGATTCAGTTACTGTTGCGACAATGTCTATCTCTCAAAACTTAAGTGTAACAGGGGACTTGACAGTTAACGGAACAACTACAACAGTTAACTCAACAGAAGTAAACATCGGTGATAGAATCTTAACATTAAATGCAGGATCAGCTGTTGCAGATGGTGGCTTAAATGTAATTGATGTAAGTGGTTCAGCAGGGACAGGTTCATTACTATGGAATGCTGCAAGTGATTATTGGTACACGGGTGTAAGTGGCTCAACACATTATAAACTACCACAACAATCTACTAATGGTAATCTCACAGAAGACGCAATATTAATTTCAGATGTAAATGGTCGAATCGAGTCATATTCAGGCCTAAAATTAGGCGGGGCAATTACAGCATCTGTAGCAATCAGTTCATCAGCAAATATTGATGCTGATGGTTACACAGAGCAAGGATCAAATACACTATCAAATGACATAAGCGGTAATGCAACAACAGCTACGACAGCTACAAATGTAGCAGGCGGAGCAGCAAATAGAGTTGTATACAATTCAGCATCAGGAACAACAAGTTTTATAACAGCACCAGCTACTTCAGGTGATGTATTACAATGGAATGGTTCTAGTATGGTGTGGACAACAACTATCGATGGTGGAACATTTTAACAAGGAGTAAATACTCTATAAGCGTATAGGAGCCGTTACATAATGGCACAAACAGTAAAATTAAAGAGGAGCTCAACACCTGGCAAAGCTCCAACAACAAGCAATTTAGCTTTAGGTGAGCTTGCTATCAACACAAATGATGGTAAGATTTACTTTGAGAAAAACGATGGTTCTGACTCAATACAGTCTATTTTAACAACAAATACTTCTACATCAATTACAGGTTCATTACAAATGAGCAGTAGCGGAGATTACACCATAGGGGTAACAGGCAGTATCAATACTGACGAGGGCAGAGTTTATGAAAAAGGAGTATCAATAATGGATCATGCAACAGCAATGAGCATAGTCTTCGGAGGTTAAGTAGATGGCAAATACATTTAAAAGCGCAGCAACAGGATCAACAACAACATTAACGACATTATACACATGCCCAGCAAGTACAACAAGTGTAGTACACGCTATTTACATGAGTAATATTGATGGTATTAATGACGCAACAATTGATATAGCAATTAGTGGTAGTGCAAATTTCCAAACAAGACGCTATATACTTAAGACTGTAGACATACCAGCAGATTCTACAGTTGTAATAGAAAAGCCAATCAACTTGGGCGATGGCGACAAGCTAGAGACTAAAGCATCAGCTAATGGTGACATAGATGTATTTGCATCTATATTGGAGATTTCATAATGTCAGATGGCGGATTAACATATATCGGTAAAAAAATCATTAAAAAAGACATCAAAATGACGGGTGAAATGACTGCTACAAGTTTTGTTGGAAATGGTAGTGGATTAACTGGCATACAAGCATTAGGGACATTAGGCGCATTTGAACTAATAGACGAAGAATTAGTACCAAGAGCAGATGCAACAATTGTTGATGTAATATTTGAAACAGATAGCAATGATGATTTAGTCATTCGCTCGGATTATTGGGGTTAATAAATTATGGCTACAAGAAACATAGTACCAAGAACTGGAAGTCAAGGACAAATCGGAACAGACGCGAAACCTTGGTCAAAACACATAGCAGACACAGGTAGTTTTAGTGTATTCAGTGGTTCATTCATCCCTGACGCATCTAACACTTACGATTTAGGATCAACTACAAAATTTTGGAAAGATATTTATGTATCAAGTGGCTCAATAAAATTTATAGATCCAGCTGATAACGCTATTTTACAAACCTTAAGCGCTGATAGTGTGGGAGTGAACTTCGGGTCAGCTCAAATTAGTAGTTCAATCATTAGCGGTTCATCCCTACATATTACAGGTGATTCTACAATTAATGGAAACTTAACACTTGGAGGTACAATTACTCTCGGTGATGCAGACACAGATACAATTAAGGTAGTTGCTGAGTATAGTGGAAGTATGATTCCAGATGTAGACAATGTATTTGATTTGGGTACAAGTAGTAAAGAATGGAAAGACTTATTTATAGACGGTACAGCAAATATTGACGCACTAGTAGCAGACACTGCTGATATTAATAGTGGAACAATTGATGGTGTTACGATTGGTATATCATCTTCAACTACTGGAAATTTTACATCGATAACTGGCTCAATCATTTCAGGATCCCAAATATCTGGATCTATTAATCAAGCAGACGTAAGACCACTAATATCTGTAACAGATTCAGGGGGTGATGGCTCACTACTATATAACAATAGTACTGGCATAATAACTTTCACAGGACCATCAGCATCTGAAGTACGTGCCCATATTTCAGAAGGGACAGCAATTGATATAACAAATGGTCAAATTTCATGGGATGGATCTGAGACAGACACAAACGCCCTACCAGAAGGATCTTCAAATTTATATTACACAGATGCTAGAGTTAAGGCAAAGATCTCATCTGAAGGCGTCATATCAGGCTCAGCTCAAATAGATCACGACTCAACTGCAAATTTTGCATCAAATGAGCATTTCACTCAAGGAAACATAACCACTGTAGGCACAGTTACAGCAGGAAGTGTAACAGCTATTCTACCATCAGGAACAATATCTGGGTCTGCTCAAATAGATCACGATACGACTACAAATTTTGTTTCTAATAAACACATCGATCACACAGCAATAACTCTATCAGCAGGCGCTGGACTAAGTGGTGGCGGTGACATATCCACTAATAGAACATTCTCAGTTGATTCAGGTTCAATGTCAGCATACTATTCAAGTTCTGCCTTTAGCAAAGTTTCAGGTGACATAGTAATAG